GGGGTGTGGTGCTAATGGGAACACATGTGCTTTGCAAGCATGAGTTGAGAGTTCGATCCTCTCCACCTCCACCAAAATAAGCCCCTATAGTTAAACGGTATAACAGTTGATTTGTAATCATCAATTCGCAGTTCGATTCTGTGTGGGGGCACCAGTTTATAATATACGGAAGCGTGGCTGAGTCTGGCTTAAAGCACCGCACTCGAAATGCGACGTACCGCAAGGTACCGTGGGTTCGAATCCTACCGCTTCCGCCATTATTCTTGACACCGGTTTACATTTGTGATATAAGTATTATTAGATAATGGAGGCAATCATGATATTGAAAAAGTTAAACGACGCATTCGATAAGAGTATTATTGTAGATAAAGCGCGAACTGGTAATATTCATGTAAGGTTCATCAAGGCAAATGGCGAAGAACGGCTAATGCGCTGTACTCTTAAAAATGAACATCTTCCCAAGCAGATTGATCTAGAAGAATCGACAACAAAAGACAATCCAAATCTTGTTGTCGTTTGGGATCTAGACGCGGATGGTTGGCGGTCATTTAAAGTGGATTCTATTAGGGAGTTATGGTGCGAATGACAAAACTGAATATTACAGGACTGAAAGAAAAAGCCATTCCTCTCGGACCAAACACAGATGGAACATATGCTCATATTGGTGCTAGAGGCGGCACAGAAATGATGGCAGAACAGATTCGAAATCGTGTTGATTCGAATCTTCTCGATAAGTTCAATATCATTCATTCGCGAGTTCGACCAGAATCCATCTCTTCGTCGAAGAAGAATATTCTTGTTCTGCATGATACATGGGATGACCCCGAAAGTGAACATCTAAGGAGCGCCGAAAGCCGTGCGAGATTTACTAAACTTGTATTCGTATCACATCACCAACAGGCAACATATAATCTTGGACTTGGTGTTCCTTATTCCGATGGAGTTGTAATTCAAAACGCAATCACACCCATTGAATTCACAGACGCCGATAAGAAGTCAGATAAGATTAAACTGATTTATCATACGACGCCTCACCGAGGATTAGAAATCCTTGTTCCTGTTTTTGAATTGCTTGCTAAGAATATTCCAAATCTTCATCTGGATGTGTTCTCGTCGTTTAACATTTATGGTTGGGGCGAACGAGATAAACAATATGAGGGTGTTTTTGAGAGAATCAAGACTCATCCTAATATGACGTATCATGGATATCAGTCAAATGATGTTGTGCGAGAAGCATTGAAGTCCGCACATATCTATGGTTATCCAAACATCTGGCCAGAAACTTCTTGTATTTCTATGATTGAAGCAATGAGTGCTGGTTGTGCTATCGTAGCGCCAAACTTTGCAGTATTGCCAGAAACATGCGCGAACTTTGCCACAATGTATGGATTTAATGAAGATTATAATAAACACGCTAACATCTTTGCCAATGTTCTGAATATGATGATTTTTGAATATTGGAGCGAAAGTGTTCAAAATAAGTTGAAGTTCCAGAAGTTGTATATCGATAATTTTTACAACTGGAACTTGCGAGCATCTCAATGGAATGGACTGCTTAAAAGTCTAAATTAGTGGTTGACATTGCTCTCGGTATGTGCTAATATAACATTATGATTGGGAGTATATGATGAAATCATCTAAACAAAACCCACTTAAATCTATTGTGTTAAACACTCTAGAATTAAGAACCATGGGCGAAGAGCCAACCTGGGAAAATCAGGATAACTGGACTCGTGATGAATATGAAACTCAGTTGGCTAAGGCGTTCAACTGGTACAATGTCATGCTCGATGACAAGATGCGATATGCGGCGATCATTCAATATCTTACCGAAAAGAAAACGACTAAGACTGACCTAGAGGCCCTAGAGCAAGTTGAGTCGTGGCGTATTCTGAATAGTATTGGCTCATTGTGTCGGTGTGTTCTTCGTGGGCTGAAACTCGACAAAGAAGCACAAGCACGATTGGATCTCAAGTTCGATGATTTATTCGTTCGCGGTAAAGTTATTCTTGAAGACAAAAAGAAAAAGGCAAAAGTCGCACCAGCACCTCTATCCATTCAAGACCACATTCGTAATGCTGCAAGTGAATGTATCGCCGAGATTGAAGAAATCATCGACGAGTTTATTCGCGATAACACAACCACATTTCGAGCATACGATTGGCTAGCAGAAAAAAATGTGAAGCCAATGGTCGCTGGTAAAATTGGTGCGTTCTACACTCCACAGTTTGAAGAGTTGGAACTAGCGTATAGTAAAAAAGACCCTGTTCTGAATGAGGCATATCAAGCCTTTCCAAAAAAGAAACTAAAGATCATTATGGAGTTCTACCGTGCCATCGTCAATGATTGCTACGAATGGTCGACCAATGTGCGCAAATCAAAGATCAAAAAACCACGTAAGCCTCGTGAGAAATCTATTGAAAAGGTTGTGTCTAAGATCAAATATCAAAAAGACGACACATCATTGAAGATCGTTAGTGTTGATCCTGCTAAAATCATTGGTGCCTCAGAACTGTGGTTATTTAATACTAAATATAGAACAATGGCCCATTACGTAGCGATTGATCGTGGTGGTCTGCAGATTAAGGGAACAACCCTTAAACAATATGATGAGAAGGTATCTGCTATGAAAAAGATCCGCAAACCAGAAGACTTCGTTTCTAAGATTATCAGCGGCAGTGTTAAAGGTATAATCAAAACATTTGATTCATTGAAGACCAAGTCATCTGCTTGTAATGGACGCATCAATGAAGCCACGATTATTCTGCGAGTCATCAAGTGAGTCAAGCAAATGTAATCTCGTTTCCGATTGATCGAGTCGTTCGCACTCCTGTGCCTCTATCAACAAAGAACCAAATTATTAGATCACAAAAGCAACATATCAATCGCATCATTGAAGAAAATGCGACAAATATGGTATCTCGTTTAGCGATGGCTGGTGTAGATATAAGCACAGATGATTTTCAAAGGAACTATGCTTTTACGATAGAATGTCTTCGGTCTACGTTATACGAATCACTTGGAATACATCACCCACTTCAGGCTCCCATGAAAGAAATCATTCATACTATTGAAGATTTCGCAACAAAAAAAGATTAAATCATGATTTTATTAGACTTATCACAAGTTATGATTTCGAATATCATGATTCAGATATCAACTGGTATGTCAAATGGAATCGTAGACGAACAACTTATCAGACATATGGTCCTGAATAGTATTAGGTTGTATCGTAAGAAGTTTTATTCCGAATATGGCGAGTTAGTTATTTGTTGTGACGACCGAAACTGTTGGCGCCGTGATTATTATCCTCATTATAAATCTAATCGCAAAAAAGACCGCGAAGAATCGGCACTTGATTGGAACGCCATATTTGAGGCTATGAGTAATGTTCGTCAAGAACTTCGTGAACATATGCCATATAAGCATCTGCAGATTGACCGAGCAGAAGCCGACGATATAATCGCGGCATTGTGCCATAGGTACGGCGAGATTACAAGAAATGGTAATGAAAAGATTTTGATTTTGTCTGGTGATAAAGACTTCGCACAACTTCAAAAATATGTTAATGTATATCAATATTCGCCTGTTATGAAAAAAGATATCATTGTGGATAACCCAGAAAGATTTCTGCGCGAGCATATTATGTCTGGTGATCGAGGAGATGGCGTACCTAACTTTCTATCCGCCGACGATACCTTTGTTGAGGGTAAACGTCAAAATCAACTATCACGAAAGAAACTTCAAGATTGGTGTGTTATGAAGCCAGAAGATTTCTGTGATGACGCCATGCTGCGTGGGTATAAGCGCAATGAAATGATGATTAATCTTGATTTGATTCCAATCGAACTACAGAATGAAATCATCATGACGTATGAAAATCAAATACCCGCTCGACGGTCAAATATCATGAACTATTTTATGGACAAAAGATTACACAATTTAACTGAGAATATAGGAGACTTTTAATGGAATCGTTATCTACCATCATTCGTTGGGCTGAAAAGAAAAAGAAGCCAGCAGACCAAGCACAAGTGTTAAAAGATCATACTTCTGGACCGCTAAAGGATATCATCGGTTATGCTATAGACCCAGGAGTGACTTGGCTATTACCTGAAACTGATCCTCCATATACTGCTCTTGCATCTAGGACAGACACAGAGGGACGCCTGTATACCGAAACTCGGCGATTCATTTATTTCGTAGATAGTCCAGAGGGCCGCGCACTTACTCCAATCAAGCGCGAACAACTCTTTATTCAACTTTTGGAATCTATTGACCCAAAAGACGCAGCGTTGGTTCTTCGCGTTAAAAATAAGAAGTTGACAATCTCTAAGGCGGCTGCTAAAATGGCATTTCCAAATCTCGCTAAAGATTGGTAAAACATGACTGCGTTTATTATCGCGAATGGTACATCCCGAGTTGGGTTTGATTTAAGACTGCTTTCGGAGGCTGGCGTTATCTATGGCTGCAACGCAATCTATCGTACTAATCCAGACGATGTAGATTTCGTTGTAGCAATAGATGATGGAATCATTCGCGAGATTGAACAAAGTGATTATGAAAGTAAAAAAGTAATCATTCCACCAGAAGATGAAAGATGGGAGCCATTCGAATGTAATGCTCATCGACCAAGATCAAACGCCGGAATGAATGCTATGCGTGAGGCAATCAAGCGAGGCGCTAAGACTATCATAGGTCTTGGGTTCGATTTTATGTTAATCGATGAATCTCAGTCTATTAGCAACATATACGATGGAACAAAGAATTATGGTATGGAAACTCGCGCACACGCTTCAGATAATATAGGAAGGGCTAGCTATCTCGATTGGCTTGCGAAAACTAATCCATCTGTTGATTTCATATTATGCTATAAAACCATTCAGTCTATGCATAGAATGGCCGCGACAAATATATCTGTTATAACATATGACCAACTGAAAGAATCATTATGAACACGATTAGAACACACGTTCGCGGACAAATGGGCGTACAGATTCTA